GATTAAGAGGTTCCTTAAAAAGGAACGCTTACCTTTTAGAATATATATCCTAAGAGGTCTTTCGACCTGTCCCCGAAGGGAAGTAATTTTTTAGATAGAAATTACTAAAACTATGATAGATTAACTAATCTGTCCCCCGACAGAAATTAATTAATTGTTAAATCCAATCACTCGCATTAACTTTTCCGTAAACTAGCCCTTTCTTTTCCTTAGTAAATGTTTTCTTGCCATATCTTGTCCAAGCAAAAACATTGTTCCCTAATCTGTCAGGGTCTCTTACGAAGTCAATGCTTGGTTCTTTCTCAAGAACCAAATCAATAGAACCCTTTACACCAAACAGAGGATGACTTGTGGTAGTAACAGATGTAACATTTGAGGTAGTTCCCTCGCTTATTACAACATCACCGTAGCCACTAATCAATAGTGCATGTGCGGTATAAGAGGCAGTAATTCCACCATTCGTTAATGTTTCTCTGTCATCAGCAGAAACATCACAATAGGTAGAAGTTGTGCCAGCAGTAGTTCCATTGATGGCTAATACTAGATTAGCATAAGCTCCATCTTCGTTTGAGCCAATATCAACTTCACCAGCTGTAGAACAAGCAGTTCCGTGAGCTTCCCAAGTAAATGTAACTCCATCTACATAGAATAATTGACCATCGGTAGGAATGCCAGAAGTAACAACAGTTGTGCTAAAAGGAATGTTGTTCGAGAAAAAGATGTCAAATCCAAATCTTGAACCAATCATACCATTTGCACCAACAGTATCACCAAAGGCAGTTTCTCGTCCACTTACAGCCAATCTTAGGGTTTCTCTTAATCTTGGACCAACGGTAGCAAACCTACCTTGTGGACCACGATTAAATTTATCCAACTGACGACCAGCCGTAGTAAATAGATTTGAAACATTTGCAACTGTAATAGCAGTAGCACCTGTACCAGAGCCACCTAAGTCTTGAGCAGAAACATAACTATAAGCATTGCTATATTCTGCTAAGATTGCTTGGTCAATTATGTTGTTCAATAATCTTCCAGCGTCAGTAGCATACTTGGATTGCATATCCCATTTGTTTTCTATCTTGTCAATAAAGTCAACATAGAAAGCAACCAATGGGGTTGTGTCAATATCAAGATACTCGTTTACGCCAGTTAGGTCGTTGTAAACACTAATATCAGTGCCCTTTGTATAGGTAGTAGCTTTTAATCCACTTCTATATGGTCTGTTTATTCTTGTTCCGTCTACTAATTGTGAAGCTAATGTTTCGCTAACAAATCCTCTTGCAACATTTTCCTTGATGTAGGTTGCTTGCATTTCCTTCGCCCAATGCTGTTGATTGAAGGTAGTTAAAACGTTTGCCATTTTAATAGCTTTCTGTTAACCCCGAAACGATTGTTTTATTGTGTCTTAATCCACGCCTTCCACTCTTCAAAGATTTTTAGTCCTTCTGGAGTGGTTACATCACAGTCAGGTGGATTGTCCGCATCAAAACTCTTTCGTGACGGAGCGCTACGCTTACTTCCGATTGTTGCATCTTCGACCTTCTTAGCCTCATCTTCCTTTTGTTTCAAGAAATCGAAATAATCAGAACCTGTGGCTTGTTTAATTGAAATGCCCTCGGACTTAGCGTAAGCCTTTACATTTTTCCTTATCGCATTGCTTACATCAAGAGCGTCAAGCTCTTTTTCCTCCAGCGTTTCTCTTACTCTTTGGTCAACGACTTTTAGCAAGTCATCTTCTTTTGTAGTAAGTGGCTGTTTCTCTGCGATAGAACCTTCCTTTTTAAAAGCCTTGAGGTCCGATTCGGCTTTCTTGGCTCTGGCAAACAATTTCTTGTTCGTTTCTTCCAATTTGACGAGTTTTTCATCAGGATTTTTATTGTCTTCCTGACCTTCAGAAGTTTCGTCTTCTTCTATGTCGATGTTAGTAGAGTCATCAACTAACTCATCTTGAGGTGTTTGAGAGTCCTCATTTAACTCATTGTTCATATGTTTATATGTTTATATGTTTAATTATATTATACGACCTTTAACTATTTTTATTTAAGCCATGTATTTCCATTCTTAGCCCCATCTTCTCTGCATGATTTTTCGCTTTTTCTATCTCTTTCTGCCCATAAACCAAATAAGATACAATAAGAGTATTCTCATTGAACAGATTTATTTTGGTGGGTCCGACTACCTCTTCTTGTATTTCCTCCTTTATTATGGGTTCCTCTCCTTTATGTCTTCTCATATGAAGTCGCAAGCCGTTCCCATTTTTTGCTTGGAATCCGCAAATAGAACAAATTTCCATATTGTTATTTTTACAAATTATTCAACTCCCGCATAATATTGGTCTTTTGTAAATAGTTCCTGATTATCTATGCTCATTATTTTACCAAGCATTGCCCCTAAAATCTTTACTGCTTTTAATTGTGCCTTAAACTCTACTGCTTGGTCTTGAGCATTTCCGTATTCTTTAACATTATATATATTGGTCAATCTACTGCATTCTTGTAAAACAAAGTCCTTTAATGATTTACCAGCATCGCTATCAAGAAATTCTTTTAATTCTTTGTTTGTCATTGTCGTTCTTGTTTAACAGCTTGAGCTTTCTTGTTTTCGTTAGGTTGATTGGTTTGTGCTGCTGGTTGCTGATTGCCCAGTAATTGTTCTGGCGTGCTTCTCGGTAATGATGATATATCTATGTTCTGTTTTGCCATAGCCATCTCTACAAGATAAGACCTTCTAACTGGGTCAGTTTCTAATTGAATGAATGAGAACAACGACTCCATTTCCGCAGCTAATCTAACATTCTCTCCAGTGATAACAACTTTTACTCTTGGTTCAAAGTCATCCCAGAAACCCTTGACTATTTCAACTTCTGCCTTTTTATCAATTATCAGTTGTTCTAATTTAGCTTCTTTCAATGTCTGGGCTATTTCTGGAGAATGAGGTGGTAATGTTAATAGGTTCTTCAGATACCAAGCATTTACAACCATCTGGTAAAAGTCTTTTAAGTTCTCTTCACTATTCGTTAAATTGATAATCTTCTGTGCTTTCAGGTCTTTTAATAATTCTGGCAATACCCAGCCCTCTATAAGTATTCTTAATCCTATTGATAATTTCTCTCTCAAGAAATCAAATAACTTATTGGCATTTTGGTCTAACAATGCGCCTAATCTAAATGGAGTATTGGATGGCATTGTCTGTCCCTGAACAACCTCATAACTATTCGCTAGTTGGTCGGCTGTCTGGATATTCCTGTTCCAATCAACCATCATTTGGTCTAGTCCCTGCATTCTAACATCAACTTGTGATAAATCTCTTGCTCTCAATACATCTCCGTTTCTTAGGTCTGTAAGCAGGTTGGTTACAAAGGTATCGTCTGCTGTCCTGAATATGGTTCTTGATGCCCACTCTAACCCTTTAGCTATCTGGTTTCCCAACTGATTTGCTCTTGTTTGGCAATCAAACAATATCTCATACATACCCTCTCTCCACCACTTGCCCTTATATCTGCCCCTATGAGCTTCCTTATATGGTATTTCAGTTAGGGGTTTGGCAAATAAAACTAATCTGGTTGATTTTGTATTCTTGCTTGCGCCAGCTACAATAATTTTTGCTAATACAAACTTCTCATCACTTCCACCATTCTTGCCTTGTGCTTCAAAAAGTGCGCTTTCTTTGATTTCTCCATTCCTTTCGTAAATCTCATAATATGGATTAGTGGTTGAAGACGCTGTAGCTGATTCTACCGTGCTAAACTCTTTATTCCCGCAACTCTTTATAACTTCCTCAATATTCTCCCAAACACCTTCCTTATTTCTAAGGTCAGATTGCGTCAATAAATGTCGTTCTATTACTGCGCTATCCTTGAGTGTCTTGGCAGTTTGATTGATAACATAAAAATTCTTTAGGTCAACTCTCTCATATCCGCCCTTAACTTTCTTCCAGACAACATTTCCCAATGCAGAAAACTCTTCTACTGCATCGTTCAGTTCTTCGCTTTGTCCAGTAGTCTTCATCCATTGACCCAATGATAGGTTAGATAGATAGACCGCTAATCTATCCTTGTATGACTCGGAATAGATTAAGATATTGTTGCTATCAAAATCTATATTCTTAACTTCTCCGCCAACTCTTGGAGATATGATGTCATACCAGTATTTATAATCTCCTTGACTATCCAACTTACCTTTGGGATATACCTTGTTCTCATATAGGGAAATACGCCTAACTAACTTGAATTGTGAATAAGGGACTCCCTCCGCTAAGTCAATCGTATCGTCTTGATACGAGTTAATCTCCTGCTCGATAACATTAAAAACGCTGTTTGTTGTGTCTTTCATAGATTCCAAATAAAGATAATTTTTCTTCTTTTATTGTCTCACGCTTTTGGGCGTTCAACTTTTTTTGTATTTCAATGGGGTCAGTATGTTCACGATATACCTTTTCAAACTGCTTCGTCATCTTGTTTTTCTCTTTCATTGGCATGCTATAGTGAAAAAAATTCGTTTTTTCTTTCTGCCCTAACTTGTCTGATTTCCATAAGTCTGTCGGGTTGTACATCGGGAACAGCTTTGTCTTTTAATTGCCAAGCAATAGCCAGTGCAACTAATTTATCAAAATGCCTGGTCATTCCTGGTTTCTTAATGCTTTTCAAATCTCGTATCTGGTAATGCTTGCATTCTTCTATCAAGTCTGTATCAGGAACTTCCAGCTGTCCTTCTTCTACGGCAGATTTCAATTCATAAATAGCTGACGGTTTAGTAGAACTATTTGTGTGCCAACCTAATTTGGTTGTTTCCTCGCCCGTCATCTTATCTTTAAAAGCTTGATGGAATATCTTACTTTCTGAATAATTCTCAGATAGAATTGCTACTGTCGCATAACCCGTATTGTTCGCTTCTGGGGCTAATAAGCAACCACCATACAACTTTCCTTGGCGTATCAGTTCATGCCCAAATAAGTCTGGGGGTATAACAGGACTTTCGTAGGTAGCCACTATCCTATTGGGTATAGTTGAAAAGTCAATAATAACAGAAGCACAACTATCCCTGCCAATACCTTCGGCTGTATCTGCCCCTATCCCGTATCTATGAGTAGGATTATATTCTGCCCATATCTTCAATCCAGCCGATATATCCTTAGGTTCATAACACAGAGTTTTCTTAACATCTATAACCCCTCTATCAAAAATGTGGTCTCCTGCTTTGGCAGGATTATTCATCATCTCGGTCTCAAAAACTGGGTCGGTCAAATCACGCCTCTTTGTTTCTAGGGAAATGACAGGATGTTCTCTTCCCTTGCTTAACTCTAGGGCTTCAATGTCTGTAATAGCATACTTATCTTCCCAAGTAGGTTTTCCACCTTGTATAACAGGGATATTTCGCACAATAGCGTTATTCCTGTTCTTCAAGATGTCCATTACATAGGCAATTACCCCGTCTTCAGTAATATAGTTACCAAGATAGAGAATTGCTCCTTCCTCAGGCACACCTGCCCTGCATTCATCTATATGGGCTCGTATTTTAAGAATGATTGGGTACGAGTCTTTGGTTCTAGCGGATTCAATATCATCAAAAATTACTAAATCAGGTCTTTGGTTTTGGAAAATGCGTCCCCTAATCGGTTCTTGCGTGGAGAACGCTTCAACTTTAACCTTGTTCTCGGTAATAAAATTAGAAATACGCTTAATCTTGGCTTCCTTTAATTCACTTCCTTGGGTTTTCTGTCTTGATGGATAATATGTTTGTCCAAAATCAGCTAAAATCTTCTCATTCGTCTGTAAGGCAACAGCAATATCGAACAAAGCCGCTTCAGAATTAGACTTATCGTACGAATCATAATTGATATACTTCTTCTTCTTATATAAAACGCACCAAACTACGAACAACTTAGCCATCGAAGTTTTGGCGGATTCGCGAAATGCTATCCAAGCAGCTTCTTTTAACCTTCCATCAGCCAACTTAGCACAATCTTCGAAAAAATCCCAATGAAACGGAGCTGATTTATATGTAAAATACTCTACAAAGTAATAATAACAAAAATGAGGAAATGATTTACCGCAAGCATATACCCGTTGTTCTTTGGTTCCATTCAATACAATATCAGATATTTTTTTATTAAGCATTGTAGATAACTTTACTGAAATTTGATATATTTAATTAGGAGAGGATACTTAATTTGCAAAACCCCGTTTCACTTTAAGGCATACCCCTACCCTACCATAGCTTTCATTGTGCTGTTATGTTACTGTACAGCTATATGTATGTATCATTCTTAGGTACTATATATATGTAGATATAGTTTATCTAAGAGCCTTCCTTTAAGTGTTAGTTAAGAGGAAGGAGTTCAACCAAGTTGATCCGTTTTCTCTCGGCTTGATTTAGGGACTGCTCTCGAAGGAAGCCCGTCGGGCTATTCGGTGACTTGTAACCTCCAATCCCATTAGCTGTAAAGGTTACAGAGCTTATCAGTACGCTTTTATCCTCTCTTTAGTAGACCTTCAAGCAATACTGCTAATCCTAAGGATTTAATTGGCATCCAGATAGAGGCTCCTTAGGTTCGCCTTACCTTCTATCCAGTAAATTGTCTTTTGTCAACTCAGGACCCCTTGTTTTAGGCAACCGAAGTTGATTATCTTACCCTTAGCGAAGGGTATTTTCTGTTCTTTTAGGTTTATTCTCTCTTTTTTCTATCCTTTTTAACTCTTTTTTACCTTAATTTACCTTTCTAATGCCTTTTTATCTCTGTTTGTCACTTAGCCGGTCCTTTGTTATTAGCTTGTTG